GAGAAACCAATGATTATATAACAAAAAAGAGGATGCATCATTTTGACACACCCTCTTTTCGTACACCCTCAGGGATTCGAACCCTGGACCCACTGATTAAGAGTCAGTTGCTCTACCAACTGAGCTAAGAGTGCATTCAAACTTTCTGGAGGTTCCTGGCGGATAGAAAACCCTATTGTGAATCAAGTGTTTATAAACAGTCCGTTCTACATTTGTTCTACAACTTTATGCACTATCCTATTAATATTTTTAGTTTTTTTACTCTATAAACAAACAGAGGTTATTTTGTATTTTTTTGAAATACAGATACTTAAATAAATGTAGTACAAATTGTAGAACAAATGTAAGTCATTGATTTTTAGACATTAGCACTTGTATTAGTCTCTCTTTCTCTTCAATTATTTTTTTTAGTAACTCATTTTCCTTCCTTAAACTGATTCCATCCTGAAAATTATCAGATAAAGATGATTCATCTTCATTCTGTCCAATAGGCTGAATTTCCACTTCTCTGTCAAAAAAATAATCAATAGGAAGTCGGAAAAAATCAGCTATTTTTTCCAGGTTTCCGGCACGAACATTAGAGCCAGAAATAATACCGTCAAGTCCGATTGCGGTCACTCCAACTGATTCTGCTAGTTTCTTTTTGGTTACTTTCTTCTCGACTAACAAATCTTTAATTCTTTCTCCTCTAAACATAACTATACATAGTAAACTATTTATAACACATCTAAATAATAAAAGAATACTTACTATTCCTTGTATTAGATATAACTATTCTATACATTTGCAGTATAAAAATAAGACTAAAATTTATATTTTACAATGAAAGAACAAGGAAAACCTAATTATTTAACCTGCAAGGACCAGTTTTGTTTGCTTTCACGAACAGAGAAAACAGCTTTCCGTGAAAGATACCTTGCTGAAACAGGAATGTCATACCCTGCTTTTTACTACAAGCTGCGTCAAAACAGCTTTAAGTCACTTGAAGAACAAAAGTTTAATGAGATAATGAAAGAAATGAATCATGGTGATAAATGACATTGAACTCTGCAATACTCCTGGTGGTGTCATAATGGTTTATCCAAAAGATAAAGACCCTTATATTCTACGAATTTCAGATTATGATATTGTATCTGAACTCGAAGATTATATAAACCATCATTATCATGATGCTTATTTGGCTTTATCAAGGCTATACAGCAAAAGTTCAGCTAATCCATCTTTTTTAAGGTACCGAATTGTTTCCAGGTTTATCAGATGCAATTTGGGGGAGCTTGACACAAACGAAGTCGATGTATCTGGTGGAATAATGCATCTAGAAGAGGTTGAATGCCCGTTACGCGGAACTGGAGATTGTTTGCTTGAAAATATTGTTTGCAAGCCTCAGTTTACACTTCCTCTTACCAAACAGCAAAAGAAGGTGTACAAACTTTACTCTGAGGGACTGAAAACCGAAAATATTGCAGAAATATTATGCCTATCTCCTGCTACAATTGACAGGCATCGCAAGGATATACAGCAAAAGCTTTCACTTCATTCTCTTGCCGACATGATTGCTTACTATCACAGAAACCACTTAAATTTTTAAGATATGTTTACCACACAAATTTTTGAAACAGCAGTTAATGAATGCGGATACCATCTGCATAGATTGTTTTATTCGGGAAAAAGCCGATATGTACGGAAAGCTGAAGGATTTCTTCGTATCCGTCGGAAACGAGTAATTGACGGAAAAGTAAAAAGAGATAAGTATAAGATTCGTGTAAGATGGGACGCACAAGGGTGCTGCTTTCTGGCAAAAAACAACACCAGAATGCAGAAGTATGACTTACCATTGCAAACAGTTTGTCATTCTATCGAAAGAAAGGAGTATGAATCATGTATGTAGATATAGATTCATCAGGAAAGTATTCTATTATGGAACTAAGCGATGAACAGATTTCTATCATGTCGGAAGCTCTTGTACGTTTTGCATGCTGCCCATCAAAAATAAAATCTTTACGAAACCAGGCTAAACATTTAGCCATAAAACTATCTCAACATCATGACCACAATCAACATACAGATAAACCGGATGCTTGTTAAACCTTTATTGGAAAACACACTGAAAGATAACCATCCATTTAATATAACGGTTAAAAACCAAAGAGAAATAGATAACGGATGCATTATGCAAAGCCTTACTGTTTCTCTTGAAGAAAAAGACAAAGCATTATTTAATGATGTCGTTTCGAAGATTATAAATAAGTACATCGATGAAAGAAGATGATTATTCCCGTTTCAGACTTCCAGACGAAGGAGATTGGATTTCCGACACAATAAAAAAGATGGGGCTGAAAGAATTTACCGACTATGAATACAAAGTATATGACGCACTTAACTCACTTAAAGAAGGTAAGTTTTATGCGGTCAGCGATGTGCCTGAGCAAGAGCGGGAACTTTTTATCAAAATATGCTGTCTTTACATCCGCAACCATCATAATGTAGTCTTCAACGGAACTTATACAAGGATTTACAAGGAGGTGAAATATGAACCAAGGAAAATGGACAACCGCAGAAAAAAAATTTGTGACCGAGAACGTGGGGAAACTGTCACTTCAGGAAATGGGCGACAGAATTAACCGTTCACCAGTGGCCGTAAAGATGTTTATTCTTCGCAATCGAATAGATATTGGCAACAAGGTTAATCGGAACATTTTACAGGAAATTCTAAAAATAAAGTTTGTTCACCCGGAATACTTCCATCCGACAAGATCATTCTATAAAGAAGTAAATATTAGTCAGACCAGATTCTGGGATTTATACTACGGACGTGTATCCATCACACAGAAGGAGTATATAGCAATCACGACACACCTAGGCGTAACCCTTCAGGAAGCGTTTGAGGCACGTCAATTAAACCTTTTTGAAGGAGATTTGAATAATGAGTAAATTAAGTCAGAACAGTATAGACCACGTAAAGTCTTCTGTCAACATAGTCGAAGTCATATCCCTATTTGTCCGCCTGGAAAGAAAAGGTCCTGCATACATAGGACTATGCCCTTTCCATAATGACCGCCATCCGTCTATGCGTGTGGACCCTAACAGGCAGATGTATAAATGCTTTGTTTGCGGTGCGGGAGGCGATGTGTTTGACTTCCTTATGCGCCATGAGAATTTTACGTTTATCGAAGCCGTGCGATGGTGTGCTTCACGTGCAGGAATTCAACTCGAAGAAACTGAAGAGACACAGCAGGAGATAAATGCACGCAAACACCGTGAATCTCTTTTTGTGGCAATGAATGCGGTTACAGAGGTTTATCAGAAGAATCTTCCAGCCGTATCCTCCTATCTGTCTTCACGCGGATTCAACATTTCAGACGATGTGATTAAGACCTTCCGTATAGGATATGCACCCCAAGGGAACCAGATTCACAAGCAGCTTCTGAATGCAGGATATTCGGCAGAAATCTTGTGCGAGGTAAACATCATAGGAAAAGGTCAGTATGGATTCTACGATGTGTTCCAAGACAGAATCATGTTTCCATTCCTTGATATTCAGGGACGTCCGGTAGCATACAGCGGGCGTATTGTCACGCCTAAAGAAAACACTGGAAAGTATGTCAATACGAACAACACTCCGCTGTTTCAGAAAGGAAACCATCTTTTCGGTCTGCATCAGGCCTACCGTGCTATCAGCAGTATGGGTATGGCTTATCTTGTAGAAGGGCAGTTTGATGTAATGAGCCTTCACGCTGCAGGCGTAAAAAACGTGGTGGCTGGCTCCGGAACCGCACTTACGGAAAATCAGGTGAAGCTTCTTTCTCGTTACACTGATAAGGTGGTATTGATGTACGATGCAGATGCGGCAGGATTGAAAGCAAGCATAGCAAACTGTGAGACCATGCTACGAAGCGGATTGCACGTAAGCTGCGTTCGCCTTCCGGAAGGAAAAGACCCGGACAATATTGCACAGGAAAAGAAGGAGCATACAGGAGCGTGGATTTCGAACAACACTTCCGGCTTTGTAACTTACTTCTGTAATATTTTCCTTCCTGAAAAGATTTCTGACCCTGTTGAGAAGGAAGAAAAGCTTACAGTGATATCCAGGCTGGTTGCATGTGTAGAAACAGAAACCTTGCGCGCTGATTACATACGGACGCTTTCACGCCGTTTTGAACAGGAATATGAAGCAGTTGAAAGGAAAGTCAAGCAGCTTCGTTCTGAACTTCCTGAAGTACCCGAGGTGGAATCAATGAAGCCGGGTGTATACGGACTTGACATTCTTCCGGAACTGGCTACAGAAGGTAAAAGCATTCACGTAGCCGGAAGCTTTGACGAATTTATTGAAAACTACGAAAGCGAGCCGCAGGTGTATTTCCATGAATCTATCTCCATGCAGGATATTCAGCAGATCCGACGAGATTGTGCGCTTTTGGATGTAAATGCAGACGACCTTTCCATATCTCCTTCAGGCGAAGAAAATCCCACTATGTCTGCATTAGCCGACTGCTACCGGAATGGTATTACCAACATATCAGTATTGGTACCAGGAAGCGATATTGCAGGAATGAACAAGAAAAAGCGTATTGACGATTACATGGAAGAGGAATGTGCCGACGAAGAATGGATATTCATCAATGCCTATCTTTTCAAGTACAACCAGTTCCTGACAAGATATAAGCCGGTTGACCGCACACCTTACCTGCAACGATGTGCCGAGATGATTGCAAGCACGGACGAATCGGTACGTATCGTCAACTTCAGCAAGTTCACCCAGTGGATGGAACTGACGAAAACGGAACTAAACGTATTCCTGAAACCGTATCTGGCTAAACGTAAATCACGAGTGGCTATCAATGCCCAGCGCGACGATAAGGATGAAGAATATTATGATCCGGACGTGATACCCGATTACGTGGAAGAAAACCCATTATATAAAAAGATGATGGACGATTACCAGTTTTATCCCCGTTTGAACAAAAACGGAGAACCGGTAGGATACATCTTTACGAACAACCGTCAGGGAGGTACGCTGGTCGGAGATTTCTTTATGGAACCGCTTATTCACATTGTCAGCGACAAGGATGAGGAAAATAAACGTATTGTAAAAATAAACCGCCGATACTATAAGAAGCCCATATACCTGGAAGCTCCCAGCAAATGCTTCCTGAAGAAAAGCACAATAGAAGAACGACTTATCATGCTAGAAGCGGTAAATTTCAGCAACGGTGAGGAAAAACACTGGACGAAGATTCGCGAGTGGATGTCGCGAAACTATACTTCATGCCGCGAAGTGCGTACCTATGGGAACCAGCAGCCGGAAGGATTTAGCCGTGACCCAGCTACCATGTTCTTTGCCTTTGCCAACGGTATTTATCACCAGCAGGATGGCGTGTGGCGTTTCGATGCTGTAAACGAACTTGGAGTAGTGGAACACCAGAACGAAAACTGGTATCTTCCAGCTTTTTCTTCGCTTTATATCAACAGCGACATGAAAGACAAGTACGAAACCATATCCAGCCTTATGTACAAGGAGATTCCAGCCGATAAGCAATGTACGTTTGAGCGATGGGCTGACCTGATGAACCGCGTATATGCGCTGAACGATAATGGGAAATGGGCCATTCTATTTGCTGTGATGTGCGCTTTCAGAAGCAACATTCACTGCATAGACCGACTGTTCACGGCTCCTTTTTTTATGGGACCTATGTCTTCCGGTAAGACGCAGATAGCCATATCTATCCGTTCACTGTTTATCTCTCCTAAGGTGCCTATCTTTAACCTGAATATTGGTACAGATGCAGCCATGTCTACTCTCATGAGTACATTTCGCGATGTGCCGGTAGTGCTCGATGAATATAACAACAAGGATATTTCCGACGTGAAGTTTCAGGCACTGAAGGGAATTGTGTATGACGGTGACGGACGACAGAAGCGCAAGGGAACGTCCGGAAAGGAGATTGAGAACGACAAGGTGTATACACCGGTTATTATTTGCGGACAGGAAACCCCGCAACGCGATGATAATGCTTTGATGTCACGTATCATCGTGTGCGAAGTTCCGAAACCTTCCCGCCAGCGTACCCCCGAAGAGATTGCACTATTCAACGAACTAAAGGATATTGAGGAACAAGGACTATGCAACGTACTTTCACAGATACTCCAGCTTCGCACACTGGTGATGGACCGTTTCCGTCAGGAAAAGCAGGATTGCTACAAGGAACTGAAGGAACAAATGATGGGTCATGGAGAAATAGACCGACTTATGAAGACAGCTTCTTTATTCCTTGCCACATGCAAGTTGATTGAGCAGCATACAGATTTGAAATTACCGTTCACCTATGCGGAATTCTTTCAGATAGCATGCAATAAGATACAGTTTCAGGCGGAACTTATTAACCGTACCGATAAGCTGGCTACCTTCTTTAAGGCGATGGATGTAATGATCGACACGAAAGCTGTTATACCTGGACGTGATTTTGATTTCGATTACCCGTCATGTCTTACGCTGGTAGGCCCAGGAAAATCATCTGTCCAATGCCCTGTTCCCGAAGGAACCTGCGTCATGTACATTCGATTGTCTGTTATATATGCACAGTTTGACCGTTCGTCTTTCAACCGTGAGCAGTCAAGCCAGTCCACTATTGAGCAAAACCTACGAAGCAACTCCTGCTACATAGGCCCTATATCCGCCAGACGATTTACTTGGCAGGAGTCTGTAGAAGTTCCGGTTGGCGAGCTTGAAAATTCAGGGAAAGAACTTCCGGAAGAGTATAAGATGATAGGAACAGACTCTAAAATGGTTCGTTCGATGAAGCGCTTTTCAAAAAACACCAGCTGTATTGCACTGAATTACGATGTGCTTAGCAACATGTATGGCATTGATTTGAAGCGAAACATGGAGACTGTCTCCGATACTGAGAATAAGAATGAAAATGAAGAAAAACAAGATTTACCGTTTTAACGTTTAAGGCATGATTAAATTATTATACATCGATTTATTCTGTGGTGCAGGAGGAACCAGTACTGGTGTTGAAAATGCGCGATATGCAGGCGAACAGTGTGCGAAAGTTGTCGCTTGTGTGAACCACGATGCAAACGCTATTGCCAGCCATGCAGCCAATCACCCAGATGCGCTGCATTTCACGGAGGACATCAGAACATTGGAACTGTCCCATTTGGTGGACCATGTAAAACGAATGAAAAAGATTTATCCTGAAGCTCTGATAGTGCTGTGGGCATCTTTGGAGTGTACGAATTTTAGTAAGGCAAAAGGCGGACAGCCACGGGATGCTGACAGCCGGACGCTGGCAGAACACCTTTTCCGTTATATAGAATCCATTGATCCAGATTACATACAGATAGAGAACGTCGAGGAATTCATGTCATGGGGTGATATGGATGAGAAAGGACACCCCATCAGCAAGGATAAGGGACGATGCTACGAGAAATGGAAACGAAACGTTATGAGGTATGGCTACGATTTTGACTGGAGAATCCTGAATTCAGCCGATTATGGTGCATACACCACCCGTAAGCGGTTCTTCGGTATCTTTGCCAAGCGTGGACTGCCTATTGTTTTCCCTGAACCGACACACTGCAAGGATGGAAAAAACGATATTTTCGGACGATTAGAAAAGTGGAAGCCAGTCAAAGATGTACTTGACTTTTCAGATGAAGGAGAAAGTATTTTCTGCCGGAAGAAACCGCTGGCCGAGAAAACTCTTGAACGAATCTATTCTGGATTGATTAAGCTCGTGGCCGGAGGTAAGGAAGCTTTTATCGTAAAGTACAACTCTATGAGCCGTACTGGTAAATACCAAGCACCAAGCATTGACGAACCATGTCCTACCGTAGCAACACAAGGACGTCTTGCATTGGCCAAGGTCAATTTTCTTTCAAAACAGTTTAGCGGCAATCCATATAGTAAAAACATATCGGTGAAAGATCCTGCTGGAATAATTACTTGCAAAGACCACCATGTTTTTGTAACAGCTTATTACGGGAATGGATACAACAATTCTGTAGAACAACCTGCACCGACGGTCACAACAAAGGACAGACTTGCATTGGTTAATTCAGTATTCATAGACAATCAGTATGGAACAGGAAAACCCACATCCATTAATCAGCCGGTTGGTACTGTAACAACGGTTCCAAAATTCAACATGGTAAACTGCAAGTTCTCAAAATCCATTATAGACAATCGTAAATGGCATTACCTTATGAATCCGCAGTTTGCCAGTGCCGGAGGTTCTGTTAACAACCCTTGTTTTACATTGATAGCACGGATGGATAAAATGCCGCCTTATCTTGTAGAAGTGGAAGGAGGTATCGGCATGCAGTTTACACCAGGAGACAGTCCGATGACCATCAAGATAAAGGAGTTTATGGCTCTTTACGGTATTATTGACATTAAGATGCGTATGCTCCGTATAACAGAACTGAAAAAGATAATGGGATTTCCTGAAGACTATATTCTGATTGGTCCCCAGTCAGACCAGAAGAAGTTTATTGGGAATGCCGTAGAAGTAAATATGGCTCGTGTGCTTTGTGAAAGCATTTATAAGGAAATTATAAGAAAACTACAAGTAGATTAATGATTATGGAACAAAAATTTGTAAAAGTCCCGTTCGATTTGGAAATGGCAAAGAAAATCACAAATGGTGAGGAAGAAGGTAAAGTTGTTACACGTAACGGTCTAAAAGTAAGAATTGTCTGCTTTGACATGAATTCTGATGATTGTATCGTTGCATTAGTACAAGGCGAGTTTAAAGAATCAGTTTATACTTATACTCCTGATGGACTATTAGTTTTGAATGGTGAGAGTAAATCTGACCTTATTCTAGAAGTACCAGAATACATGGTTTTGAAGGATGGGGATATATATAAAACAGAATTAGGCGGGATCGCTATATATAATGATAATTATAAAGCGCGTAATAATAGCACTCCTTACTATGTCGGTCTAAGGGTTGATAATACATTGGTTTATCATAAAGAGGAGTCAGATACCGGTTTTGGCCACTTATATAGTTGTACTATTAGTGTAACTGAAGAAGAAAAGAAAAAGCTATTTTATGCACTTAAAGCAAGTAATGAACCAAATGCTAAAGATTATTGCAACCGGTTCTTTGGGATTGAAGAAAAGGAGGAATATAAGTTTAAACCATTTGATAAGGTTCTAGTTAGGGATGATGACGGAATTTGGTTTGCAGGGATTTTTTCTCATTTACGTAAGGATGGAGAGTTTATATGTGTAGGTGCTGGTTTATGGGAACAATGCATTCCTTATAACGAAAAAACAGAGCACCTATTAGGTACATCAGATAACTATGAGGGTGAATAATAAATGAAAGCGAAATTGTATTACCTGTTTCTGGCAGTCATGTGGTGGCTGCTGGGATAGGTGGAAAGGAGATAAAATGAAAATAACAGCAAAACCAGGATCGCAGCTTGAAACAATATTTAAGCAGTTCTACGAACAGATGGAAAACGAAAAAAATCAAGTTTTTAAAATGGTGGAAGAGTTTACCGGAGTGAAGCCTATAAACTTTGGATACTATTGGTATTTCGGTATCACTTGCGTATGGGCGGAAGACACATGGAGATTTGCGGATTTAATAAGTCCCAAAAATGTAGTTCCATACACGGTAAGAGGACGTACTTATTTCAAGCCGAACAGACTCTCCAGGAAAATGATAATTCCAGCATTGAATCTATCTTCGAAGGTATCTACGAAATCGAAGAACTGGTGCTTAACCGCGAAGCAGATGCCAGCAACGACGAACGACTGGTCATGATGCAGACGCTTCGCGACATTCGTCACTTACTGGAGGAACTGAAAATCCGCAAGGGATACAATTACTAGACCGGCCGCATGGCGTATACATTCATTTTCCCGACTAAATCCAAAATCCGCATACCCGACCGGATGATTCGTCGGGAAAATGGCGAATCATTTATCGAATACATACACTAAATCATTTGTTTCTACAATCAGGAAGGTAGGGATGGAACTGGTTTCCATCCCTACCCTTTTTTATACTGAAAAAATCCCCCGCACCCCCTGAATTAAAAGATTTGCAGACACGCGCAATTTTGCACGCAGAATTTTGCGAAAAATGCGACCAACAGACCAACAGACCAACATTTCAAAAAACCGCAAAAATAAGGAATAAGCATAAACAGCTGTATTACAGATATATATATTATTTTATTAAAGTATATATATATAGAAATAGTGTTGGTCTTTGTTGGTCGCTGTTGGTCGGTGTTGGTTTTTGTTGGTCGGGATGTTGGTCGCTTTCCAGGAAGCCGTGACCAACAAAATCGCAAAAAATTGGCTAAAAATGGCGGTTTGTTGGTCGTGTTGGTCGCCGTCCAACAACAAAAGAATACTTAGTAAACTTTGTTTTCTCATTGAAAATCACTAACTTTGCTTATACCGAAAAACGGATTGTTGGTCTGTTGGTCTGTTGGTCGGAAAAAATAGCAAAGTGAATACAAAAAATTTTTTTTATGATAAGCATCTCTATCAACTTAACTCCCTACCTGGCAGAATATCTTCGCGGGAAATATGCTTCCGGATCCGACAATCCTGTAATGATTCCCGACTCATCCGACCTTTATCACGTAATCTGGAACTACATGTCACGACGCCCGTCCGGAGCGATTCAGAAACCTGGAAACCTTACGCTGGCTCTTCCGCACCGTCGTGAAGGAAAAGATCCGGAAACATACAATTACCTTTCGGACCGTGCACTTCGATGTGTGGACAAAGCCGTGCGTCGTGAGTTCAATCAGGAGCTTCACGCCCTCTTGCTCGACAATGACCAGCGAGGTCATCTGTTCGATAACATTGACATTGTACTCCAGTTTATCAACATGTACGGGCTTGAAAGCATATCCGAAGAAGCTTTGCTAAAGAACTTCTACCGCTGGCGAGAGAATCTGCGCAAGCGTAAAGCACGCCGAGAAAGAAAACAGTCACTTATCGGTATATTTTAGTGTTAAACAAAATTAAATTACGCACCTACCAAGTGCCACGTTTTGTCCATTATTGTGAGATAAAAAGTCGTAAGATGGCGAATAAATGGCGAACTTATTGAAATACAAATGTTTATGAGTAATAAAAACAAAGAATTTTCCATCGTCATCAGGTTTATCCCTTTGAATAAGATGAAAAAAGAAGAATATGAGTTTTTGGCAGATGAATTTGACTTCCAGCCGGCCATTACCACTGATAACGGAGGTACGATTTTCAACTGCGATCAGGAGCGTATTATCATGCGACCTGAAGAGGAGGTGATATCAGAGTTCTCTTTTCCTCGTTCAGGTATATTAGTATACAAGGATACTACCGGGAAACTGTATCAGTTAGGCACATCCGACATTCCGGCACGCATTTCCATCGCACCTTATCTTAATTCTGCCCAGATAGTTATCAAGTGCTCCATGCTTCAGTCACCATTAGTATAGTCTTTTATATATAGGTAAGGTAGAGATACATTTGCTTAAAACAATGAGCAAATGAAACAATCTCAGAAAGATATTCAGCAAATCTTGCTTTCACGCCAAATCATGCTTATCACCGCAGAAGGATACGCTTCTGCGGTGAGCGAAGCGTTTTCCGATAATGAGGAGTCAGAAAAATGCATATCCTATCCGGATGCGTCACGCGCCATGTGCGAACAGATGATATCAAGGATGAACGAAGACAATCCTGTTCACATGACCACCGACTATGCTTCCGAAGAAATACCGGAAGGAAGCATTGCTTACTATCCGGTCATTGGTACTATCACATCCGACAGCTATTACTTTTTCTCCAGCAAACGTTTTGAAAAAGAACTTCTTTCCGCAGAAAGCAATCCTGGCATTTCTGCACACTTTCTTCATATATCATCTCCTGGAGGAGAAGCGTTCTACCTCGACCGCCTTTCTGAAACGATGAATTCTCTCTCTAAACCGGTAGTAGCATACCTTGAGAAAGTATGTGCTTCTGCCGCGTATCTGATAGCCTGCCATGCCGACAAGGTACTGGCAGCTACCGGATACGATAAAATAGGAAGCATCGGGACCGTAGCGCAGATGTGGGACGACAGCGGATGGCTGGAAAAATACGGATACAAGGTACACACCTATCATGCTTCCGCATCCGACCTTAAAAATAAAGTGACAGACGATGCCATTGCAGGAAAAGGGGAAGAATATATACTCCGGTTCCTGAATCCGCTTAACGATATGTTTATTCGCGAAGTCCGCGCAAACAGAAAGATGCTTTCATCTGCAAAAGAAGACAATCCCGTACTTCGCGGTGAACTCTATCTAACCTCCGAAGCACAGTCGGTAGGACTTATCGACGGTCAGGCCACTTTCGCCGAAGCTGTATCACAGACCGTCACACTGGCAAAAAAACATTCCGACATTCAGCGCACCAAAAATAAGTTATTAAGTATCATTTAAATCAGTCATTATGAATTTCAAAGAAAAAGTACAGAGAGTATTCCAGAAGCTGGGTTGGACCGCTTCTAAAGAATCAATGGAAGCCATGACTGCCGACAAATGGCAAGAATTCTTTAATGCATACAAAGAAGAATTTTCCGCAGATTTTCAGGCAGATATGGAAGCCTATAATAAAGAACAGACACTTCCCGACCAAAAACAGATTGCCGAAGCTTTCGGAATCCTGAAAGGTTTGGTAGAACCAGAATCTGCAGGAGAACAGCAGCAGGAAAACAATCAGCCTACGGGTCAGCAGGTGCTGGCTATGGCAAAGGCTATTCAGGCCACCATGTCTGCATTGGCACATAAATCGGCCCCTGATGAACCGACGGCAGTTGTTCGTGGCTCTGTAATTGGATTTACCGGTACCGCACCTACCGAAAAGTTCCTCTTCGGTATAGACAACGAGTTTTTCTCGCTCGAAAAACCGTGGAATAAAGTAGGAACACCAGGATTTACACTTCCTAACGACAAAAAAACGGCTGCCGCTTTCGGTACAGAACTGGAGTCTTTCTCTTCCAGCCTGCAGTCACGCTACAACTACCTGCAGAAAAATAATCAGTTGAATCCTGAAAAGCTTGCATCCGGAGAGTTTGCCACCGACTTTTCTCAGGTAACTTCCATGAAGGGAGGCGACCAGTATCTCATCCGACGTCAGGATGCCATTATCGCACGCGTGCTTTCCATCCGTCAGCTTACACAGTATTTCCCTGTTCGCTACGGAATTCAGGACCGTGACGTTATTTTCAATGCTTTCTTCGGCGAAACCTCTCAGGCATACCAGTCAGGAGAAGTATACAAGGGAGATATGGAAATCCAGCCGGAAATGGGCTACGTAGACGATGCCATGATCAAGATGAAGTTTGGCCCTATGAAGGAACTAGAACGCATGTACATCGGTTACCTAAACCGCGAAGGCTCCGACCCGATTAAATGGTCTATGATTGAGTTTGCCGTAATGGGTGCCCTGGAAAACGCACAGCGCGAACAGAACATGCGCCGCATGAAAGGTATCTACGTCAAGCCGGAAACAGGCGTGGCCGGTTCTTACCTGAATGCAGCTACCGGAGTGCTCTACACGCTTATCCGTTTGTTCCACGAACACAAGCTTCTGCTTACCGATGACGAATCGTTCCGTACTTACGATGAAGCAACCATGCTTGATGTAGTACAAGCTTTCCATGCCGAAATCCTTGCAAAGGTATCCGAAGACATGAGCCTGGAAAACCATGTCATGTACCTGAACGAAAACCACAAGCAGTGGTGGATTTCCTGCATCCGCGAAAAGTACGGAAATCAGCAGGACTTTACCGGACCGGGAAGCTACATGAACGTTATTCCAGACACCGATATGCATATCATCTGGTTGCCTTACCTGGGACAGCTTCCTTTCATGATGATGCAGCAGCCTGGAAACATTCAGTTCCTTGAAAATCTTCCGGGAGAGATGATGGCCATCCAGACAGAGCAGCAGATGGAAATGGTGCGTGCATGGTCTACCTGGAAAGAGGGTTGCTCACCTGCATTCTGCGGTAAGAATTTTGCTTCTGCCGATAAACTGAAGGAAAACGATTACCAGTGGCAGCAGATATTCATGACAAAACCATGTGTAGCTCTGGATGCTGATGCCGTTACAGCCGATGCCAAGAAAGGTTTCTGGTTTGTTACAGGCACTAATACCGGCACTAAGGACTTGACTGGTATCAACAATGCCAAGAAAGGTGTAGTCTACATCATAGAGTGTGGTGATACGACTAACGTTACCAGTGTACAGAATTCAGGAACTTTCGACGGTATCACTTCCGCATGGACTCCTACAGCTGTAGGCGACTACATCATGGTAGTGCTCAAAAGCGATAACAAGTTTATGGAACTTGAACGCTGCGTAGGAGGAACACGTACCATTAATAAAAACGCGCAGCCTAACGTACCGGGTGCAAGATAAATCATGTTCAACAGAAGGGATGGTCCACATCCCTTCACAATACCATTTTTAAATTATGAAATCAATTCATTTTCGCACATTCTTTTTTCAGCTTCTGGTGTTTGTTTTTGTCATGATGATTAGCTTTTACTTTGACTCTGACGTAACTGCTGCCGGATTGTGCCTGGCTGCCACAAACATGATGCAGATTGGAGACCTCGATGATGTATCCGACCGTGATACGCACGGTTCAAACATTGCTTATCAGATTTATCTTATCAGCATTGATCAGGTAGATAACTCAAAACCATTTCCTGCTCCAAATACAAACCGTGAAGTCGGTCAGATACCCATGAAGTCCGGTGAATACATGAAATACTTTGCCTGCCACACCATTCCTACTTACGTAGGTAACGGTGAAAAAGGCGATATCACCACTTCAGGTACCAATCAGTTTGTAGCTGTCATGGGCGGACAGCGTGACAAGCTGCTGTCATTCATCGAACAATACGCAGGAGGTAAGTTTGTCATTCTGTTCAAGGAGATTGAGCAGACACAGTGGATGATTCTGGGTTCTTACGACCGACCGATGATTCTACAGACATTCGAAAACAAGAACGATGCCGACGGACGTTACGTAACGTTTACTTTCCAGCGTACTTCTATCGACCAGTACAACAAGTACACGGGTGCCATCGTACGTGCTCCGGCCAAAGAAAACACGCAGGATGCCACAGACTTGAAGATTGTGGCCGGACAGGATTTGTATTCCATTCCAGACTGCAGTGCATCTCCTCAGACTATTGCCACTGTTTCAGGGCTTGCGGCAAACGATAAAGGCCGTTACATCACGCTAATCGGAGAAGGAAGCGAACACCCTGCTACTATTGCAGACAATACCGTATTTGTGCTTGAAGACGGTGCTACATGGACGGCTCGTGCCGGAAGCCGTATCACATTCCGCGTAATGGATACCAGTACGCTCGTCGAAATACCTGGTTCACGTGTACAGACAGTAGCCTGACATTCACCTTGCAGAACAGTATAAAAAGCTGTTCTGCAATTAAATCCAAACAATATATGAAGTATTCATTAAAAGAAAAAATCATACTCTACAACCGCTTGCAGAATCAGCAATCGGCCAAAACTGACCTTCAGTTTCTTCAGGAAATACAGCCTGAACTGAAAATAGACAAGGCATGGACGATGAATCCTGAACGTTATGCAAACAAGATTCTCTATCTGCTGCTCGATTACGCATCTTCCGAAGATATTGTTAAGAACCGTCGCGCTTCTTCCCCGATGAAGATTTACATCCCGGCTGAATCTGATGTACAAAGAAGAACCGATATTGAAAGATATTTTCTTACCACCGATGTTTCTCCCGAATCTTCCGAAGAAAAAAGAATCAACAGCCTCCTGGTAGATGCCGTATCCATCGTGTATTCTTTCCCTGAAATCGAAAAGCATCTTACGCAGATAGCCAATAAGGAAAAGATTGAAGACTATATGGCGCAGGTAAATGATACGGAAAATATCTATATCCCTCTGAAAGAGAAGTTGAAAAAGAATACAGAAGCAAAGACTATCCTGAAAAAACTTCTTGCCGTATTCGACGACACAAAGAAAATTCTCACCAAGCGTCTTGCCGAACTTGCAGAGCTTGTTGCACAGATGAAGGAAGAAGAAAACCTGACATTGAAGGAAGACATTGAAGATAAGAACAATGAACTGGAAGAGACAAAAGATGCCCTTCAGGAGGCCGAAGAAAGGGCGGATGAAGCCGAAGCACGTGCAAGTCAGGCGGAAGCCAAACTGGAAGAAGAGAAAAAAAAAGACTAACAAGGAAACTCCAGAAGCATGAGGAATATCCTAACATAGACTGGGACAAACTGGAAGATGAAGACGTACAGACAGCCACACTGATATACAATGACCGCATTGTTACCTGGAAAAAGATGAAACAGATTTCCGAACGGATGGACCAGAACGACATTTCTTCTTCCGACATCTTTCAGATGGTACGTCTACGCATACGGAATCTACAGGCTTTCAAGGAACTTCAGTCATACAATGATGCCGGCACGTTCTGCTATCACCATCCGCTTGTGGCTGGGAAAAGCGAACGTGCCGAACTTGTTCTTCTGCTGGAAAAAGACCCGCAGGCTTTTCTTCGGAAACACCGCAACTGCCTTGATTCCATAAGGAGATACGAAGCCTATCTGCGTAACCCGGAACGCGAAGACAGGAGAAAAAAAGACAGAGAATTGCTGAGAAAGCACCTGGAACGGGAATCACTATTTAAAGATATACTCCATGAAAGAAAATAAAAACAACCTTCCAACCGTTACTTTGGGAAACCAGTACGTAGAAAGGGTTCGCACGTATGCCGTGCTAGGATATAGCCGGGAGCGCGTAGCACGTCTTATAGGGCTTCCTCGTGCCGAAACAAAAGTGCTGATCATCCGTCTTTCTCTTCCAGGTGACGAATACTACGAAGCCTACGAATCCGGCATTGCATCCGGTGAAATGAACATTGACTCCGAACTGGCACGACAGGCAGAAAACGGCGATACAGATGCCATTGAAATGCTGGAAGAACGAAAGAACGACCGATACTTTAAGGATTTACGAAAAGAACTTTTTGGAATATGACCGTACTCGAACGACTTGATAAAATACACCCAGACTTGATTTCCTCTTTCCTGAGCAACGGGAAGTGTGCCGGTATTCCGGAAGACGTGCAGTTCTTCCTGAAGCAGATACAGTGGGCAGCAGAAATATACGAATATGAGCCAAACATTACCCGTGCGTCAAAGAAACTGCGCCTTCGCATCAATGCCGAACAGAAGCTATCGCTTGACGAACGTACCTGCAAGGAAAGGATATATCAGGCCATCAACTACTTCAATGTAGACAATACGGTTTCAGAGAAAGTTTGGGAAAGCCACTATGCCGATAAGTTTGAAAGTATCGCTCAACTCTGCGCGGCAAAGGGAGATTTGAAAACAATGGCTTTATGTATGGAAAAAGCCAGCGAACACCGCACACGTGCGGCACAGATTGCCGAAGCTGCGACAAATCTGGGAATAACCTTCCTGATTGACCCGTGCGTGCGTCCGGAAGACATGGGGCTTGAAAGCAAATCATTGAAAGAAATTGCCCGAAAGCATAACGACGGATTCTACCTGCAGCTCATTGACGGACTGCCGATTGAGAAGAAAGAAAAGAAGCGTCTTCTGCGAGACGCAGACATTCAGGATGCCGAACTGATAAACGAAGAATGATATGAAAGACAATGATATTACGCAAGATGAGTTTTCGCTTGAAGTGGAACGAATCTATATGAACTCCATGCAGGTAATGGCCAACCTGATTGACCCTAACAAACTGATAGTGGAAGCGGCACGTGCTTCCGGTAAGACTTCCGAAGTAACGGTTAACCGTATCATCCGCGTGGCTGACTCCATGCCTGCTGAACTTTCTTTTCTGGCACATCGCACTTACGTGGCCTTGCTCACCAACATCTGGCCTAACATTCAGGCCGCTTTCTCACGCCAGATAACCGTAAACGGACGCACACGCTGCATGATGGAATATGGAATCGACTATATTGCAGGCGACGCAAAGATTCCAGACCATTTCCGCCGTCCGCGCTACCCTATTTCTTATCCGAAGCACAGCATACTGTTCCGGAACGGACATCACATACAGCTTGTGTCTTCCGACCAGCCCGACTCCGTGGCCGGGCGAAGCGGCGTGCATGCGTTTGTGGAAGAAATGAAGCACAACGACGGTGAAAAGCTGAAAACACGTCTATTCCCGTCACTCCGTGGTTCTTCCGCCGAAATACGGCGTTCGCCTTACTACCAGGGATGGACCGGAGTATCCGACACCGCCCGCGTGGATCTGAACGAAGACGACTGGTTTGAACGCTATGAAGACCAGAATAACCAGCAGCTCCTGTCTGAAATTGCTACCGTCGCTCTCCATGTCAACAAAGCAGCCTACCAGCGCATGGAACTTCTCAACGCACAGAAGAATACCACAAATATCGTAACACTGGAAAAGATACGACTGGAGCTTCAGAAGTGCGAACGTACCATAGCCAAATGGTCGGGACGTCTGGCCGACATGCGACGGAACGCCACGCTCTATATCCGTGCCAGTTCTTTTGTAAACAAGGATATTCTTGGGCCGAAATTTTTCAAGACACAGCTTGAAACACTCGATACCGATGAGTTCCTGACTGCCATCTGTGCCGTTCGCCACAAATCAGTAGTAAACAAGTTCTTTATCCATTACGACAAGGAACGACACCAGTTCCGAAATGGATACATCTACGAAAGTATCATGAAGCTGGACTTGAAAGAACATTTCCGCATCACGGCACGATACCTTTCATTTTACAACAAAAACGATGAACTGTATATCGGATACGACCCCGGACACTTCTCCAGTCTGATTGTCGGTCAGAAAAAGAAGTGCGGCCGCGAATTTCGTATCATTAAAGAATTCTTCTGCTACTACCCTGACGAACAGCCGGAGCTGGCCCGACAGGTATGGGAGTTTTTCGGCCCTGACAGCCGGAACAAACGAATCGTTCTATATCCAGACCGTGCAGGTAACAAGCGACGCGAAGAACTGGAACAGATAACAACAGACAGCCTGGCATTGAAACGGGAACTTGAGTCTTACGGATTCTCCGTGCAGCTGATGAACGAAGGACTATCTACCATTTATCACTGGCAGCAGTTTAAGCTTATGGCTCTTCTTTTTGGCGGTAAAAGCAACGCATTACCAGAAGTGCTGATTGACGAAAACGAATGTCCGAACCTTTGCAGCGCAATCCCGCTTTCGCCGCGCCTCACTTCCAACGGAAGAATAGAACTCGACAAAAGCAGTGAAAAGAGAATACCACTTCACCGTCAGGCCGGACTCACCACACAGCTCCCTTCTGCCATGATTTACCTGCTTTACGGACTCTATTCTGATGCAGCCATGAACGAGCTTTCAAGCCTTCCGGATAGTTTAATGGACAACATTACACTGTAAACCAGCAAAAAACATTCAATCTTTCATGTAAAATTCTCTATAAAACTACCTGTTTGACATGAAAATAAATACTACTCTGTTTTCAGTCAGTCAAGCAGGCTTTTCGAAAAGTTTTGGGCTAAAGTTTAAGTGGCGATTTTTTTCACGCCCCGCTGAGAATTCGAAATGCGCGGCGCGACTTGTTAAATTCTGTAAATATGATTCGTCCTTTCTACTGCCCTCATAGATAAGTAAATTCGTGTCATGGAAATGGAAAAAGAAATAGACCATACGCTCATCTTGCCTGGCACACAGGCCATGCAGCTTGCCCGCGAAATATCCAAGCTACCGGAAGGATGCTTCACTATTGCTTTTTATCCGTGCAGTCTGCAACGTAATGAAGCACGAACCACACTGGTAGTGAAAAGCGGATGCAAATGGCGCACACAACTGCCGGAAGAAAAGTTCAGCGTAGACAGTGACAACCTGTTCCTGTTTACCGATTCAGACGGACAGCCTCGCATGTGTTACTCTATTCTTATCCGCTACATGGGATTCCCGCAAGACAATTATAAACTGCATAAAATAGACTGGTTATCATGAACAACAAACAACAACATATCGAACTTCAGGGATGCCTAGGGCTGTATATCAACGACAGCGAAGTAATCTCTTTCCAGCTTGGAGACGGTGACCTGCTTGATGCCATCCAGCGAAACCGTTCGATATATATGGACCCAGTGGCCACCGAAGGGCTGGTAAGATGGATGACCGTAAAAGGATATAACATAGCCGCACGAGGATGGAACAACCTGAAGTGCGAAGAAGTGGCCAGTGACATCAAGCATAACCGCCTTCTACCAAGGCTTATCAGCAAACAGGTGAACATGCTGTACGGAATGGGGCCGGCTGTATATAAGTTAGGACTGATTGACGGAAAGGTAAAACGAAACTGGGAAGAAGTTCCACGTATCCAGAACTGGCTGGAAAGCTGGGAAGAAAACGGAATGGAACAGGGATACCGTGCATTTGCCAAGCAGAATATCAAGAACTATTATTATTTCCGAGACTTTTTCGTAAAGTGGCGCATGTCTGCCGGAAAAGGAATTTTACGCGGTACGCTCCCGGTGGCCGGACTGGAGGCCATGGAAAACAAAGACTGCCGTCTGGCTACCACCCGAAAGGATGTGGCTTACGACATGGTTTACTACAAAGACTTTACAGAAGTGGCCGTCGGTAAATTTGCTTACGGACTAAGCCCTAGTTTCCGGATATACCCGAAGTTCCGTCTGCAAGACATAGACCGTTACCGTTTTGCCGCCATCAGTCACCACCGGGAAAAATCAATAGATAATTTCTACGGAGAAAACGAAACGCACGAAGGAACGAAAGCCTACATCAAGGGAGCAAACGACAATGCCATCTACATCAACAGCTTCCTTCGTAATTCGCTGGCGGCAAAGATTCATATCGTAATACCCAATGCCTGGGTTACATCCAAGCAAAAGCAGATTACCAATCTCTGCAACGAGAATAAGGAACGTGCATCCAAGGGCGAATCTTTGCTCTTGTATAACGGTATCGAAATCGGGACCGAATACAAGGAATCCACCCTTATCCAATACATCAAGTATGAATTGAACAAACTGTCCGAATACCTGTCAGGAGCCACCAATCAGGGAAAGGCATACGCATCATTCAGTTTCAAGGATTCAAGCGGAGAAGAAGCAAGATGGAAAATTGAGACAGTGGACTTAAAGTATAAAGAATACATAGATGCCATCATTTCTTACGACAAGCGTGCAGACGAAGTGCTGCTTTCGTCCGTAGGACTGGACAGCAGCATTTCATCCGTCAGCAAAGAGGGGGTTATCAGCAAATCGGGTGCCGATGCATACTACAACTACCTGATTTACCTCATGCAGCTTGCACCGGAAGATGAAATCGTGTGCGAGCCGTTTAACCAGGCCATACGCATCAATTTCCCCGACCTGTATGCACAAGGATACAGAATCGGATTCTACCGCGAAGTTCCGGCACGTCAGGAAGACGTGTCACCGTCTAACCGCCTTAATGCCCAACAATCATGAACGTACTCGAACAGTTATACACCGACGTAGCGCAGTTTCGCGAATATTCTCCCTATACGGAGTCGAACATCAGCTTTTCCGACCTTTCTTCCAGCGCACTCAGTGCCGTGAAACAGGTTGTATCCATGCTGTCAAAGCCTATTTACGATAGTCTGCTGAAAAACGACGATGAAAAAAAAGACGCGCTTCGCTGTGCCGTGGCCAATCTTACGCTGGCAAAGCAGCTTGTGTTCAATGTGCTTTCGCTACGGAAAGCAGATGTGGATGTATACAAGAGCGAACAGGAGCAGATGAAGCGTGCCTACCGCGACAATTACTTCAATTCCATGGACACACTTCTGCAGCTGCTTGACTCAGATGAAGAATGGAAAAAGACAGACACCTACCAGCGAATGAACCAGCTACAACTTAAAACAGTTGCTGAATTTGACCGTGTATATCCGATTGACAATTCCTACTTGTATTTCTTCCGTTGCATACCCATCCAGCAGGAAGCCCTTGACGATTATGCCGGAAGCTATTACGACCGTCTGAAAAAAGATGACGCTACTACGCGCAGAAAACTTGACCGCACACTGGCTAAACTGGTAGTGGCCATTTCGCTCCGACGGTTTGACATTCTGGAATTTCCGGCTACCATACGTAACCTTTTCGAAGAAACAACAGCCGGACGAAGTGGAAAAGACGAACAACAGCGAATGATTACACTGGCCGACGAACTGTTTGCGCAGGCTCTTGAATCGCTTTCAAGCATTGATCTGATTCTTTCCGGAGAGCAGACTACCGATATAGTGACACAGACCTCATTTAACGAACCAACCGATAAAATTTACTTGATGGGATGAAAAAGGAAATTGAATTCATGCTGAAAGGCAAGCTATATAAAATACCCAATGACTGGAACTTGCTCGATACTTTCCAGTTCACTGAGCTGGTGAATGACATTATCCTTATGTCTATGGGTAAACTGTCTCCTGGATCTGTAAGAATACGCTATGTGTGCCGATACATGGACTGGAACCTGGACAAGATTAATGACACCGATGCTATGGCCAACGTGACCTATCTGGCCGACCAGATTACATTTCCTTTCCTCATCGCATACCCCAATCAGGATGAAGCCTTGTCTGAACTTGATGCAGATACATACAGGCTGTGCAAGCGTGTTCCGCCGGAACGGCTAAAAGGAGTCACCATTGCCCGCTATCTTTCCCGACTGGACTATCACTTTACAGCCGATTTATGCTTCTGCAAACAGTTTATTCCGGCCGTATTTTTACCGGACGAAGAAAAGCCATACGCAGGCTACAAGATAGATACAAGTTTCGGAATGCTTACCTGCACGCTTACCGCACAACAGTTTATCGAGGCACGCGAACTTACAGAGTGTGCCGACAGTCAGCTTCCATTACTGGCCGCCATTCTGTATGCCCCGCTTCCATACGACAGCCACCGTAGTCACGAGCTGGCTCATAAATTTGAAAAGGCAGATAAAAAAACACTTCAGGCCATACGCTTCAACTTCAAGGCATTCGTAAACTATCTGTTTACACGTACCGAATTCAAGCTGCTCACCCAGTCGCGCGAAAGGAAGGAAAGCCCCATCAGCACCGGAGCACAGGAAGCACTTTACAACCTCAGTGCAGAAGGATACGGCAATCTTCACGAAGTGGCTCAGATGGGCGTTATCCCCTATCTGTCAATCTTACGCAAAAAAGTTATCGAATCGGTCAGAAGCCTTCATGCGGCCAAAATGAATGCGGCGGAAATAGCCGAACAGACCGGATTACCCATTAAAACCATTACCGACATATTATGATACTCGAATACCTGAAATACTTTGCACAGTTCCCGTCCAGAAAGGGAGTGACCGGAATGTTCCTTAACGGACGCTCTTCGATGGAAGAATATAAAAACTTGCTTGAAGAAATAAACGCTTTTCCTGATCCGCTGGTACCCGAAATAGAAAACTTTGTTTTCGGACAACGGTTTGACGATGTAAAGAAACGGGTGGATGCCATTACAGGAATATACCTGTTCTGTGACTTCGGCGAGCTGGATAGTACACAAGACCGTTACGGTTCCATTACCGACACGCACACGCGAGCCGTTACAGTGGATGCTG